GGTTATCAGCCGTCCTGACAGTGGCCGCTTGGAAAATCGCAAAACCGGGTTCAATCTTGACTGGCTTACCATGAAACCATGCTCAACTAAAGACCTGTCCCAGCTTTTGAACATAACCGAGCGTGCGGTCTATCGGCTTGCCGAAGTTGGAACAATAAAGCGAAACGCGGACGGAACTTGGCCGCTTCCTGACTCCGTGAGCAAATATGTTTCCGGGCTAAAGCGTGAACGCAAAACAGAGGTGGGTGACTATAATGACGCCAAAACCCGCGAGAAAGCCGCGAAAGCCAAGCTGGCCGAACTTCAAGTAGCAGAGCGCGAGGGCAAGCTGTTGACCGTTGAACACGTCTGCGCAGTCAACGGCGCGGTTTACACTGCCCTGGTTGGCCGGCTCTGCAATCTGTCCGACGGCTTGGCAAACATCTGTCACAACCAGCCAGCCGAGTTTATAGCCACGCGGTTCAATGACGCCATCCGCTCGGCGTTGAAAGAGGTTGCCAAGATGGATTTCATGCCAGCCGACAAGTGACCTCCATTGAAACCCATGCGAAGCTGGTAGAGCAATGGCTAACCCCGCCTGACGATGGGCCGTTGTGGAAATGGGCAGAGGGCAACATTGACCTCACCGGCTTGTCAGCATTGGAAGGGCCGTATCGCACCGACGTGTCGCCAATGGTGCGTTGGCTATTCAACGCGCTCCAAGACCGGGAGACGCGGCGGCTAGTCGTCATGGTGTCGGCTCAGGCCGGCAAGACGCAGACGCTCATGATATTTGCGGCGTGGGCAATCTGCGAAGCCCCCGGCCCGATGTTTTGGGTTGGCGCATCGGAGGAAGCCTGCGACGAATTCACCAAGGCGAGGTTGCTGCCGATGTTTGAACAAACGCCGGCAGTGGCCAAGCGGATGCCGTTACAACGCAGCGAAAAGTCGCTGAACCTGATTCAGTTTGCCACGATGCCGCTTTACTTTCGCGGCTCCAATTCTCCAAGCAAATTAAAGTCAACGCCGGTGCGATACTTCATCGGCGACGAAATAGACGACTGGAAGCCGGGCAGTTTGGACAAGGTATTGAAGCGCGTCCGCACGTATCGGAACTCCAAGCAAGTGCTTATCTCCACGCCGGAATTGAGCGGCGGGAGTATGCACACGCACTTCCTTAGCGGCACGCAGACTTTCTTTCATTGGGCCTGTCCGCATTGCCAGCACCGGCAGCCGTTCCGATTTGGCCGGGAGCGCACGGTTCTATTTGAGCCACGCGACAAAGGCGGATTCATTTGGGATACGAACGACACCACGAGGCCGGCTGGCAAATGGAACTGGCAAGAACTTCGCAAAACGGTGCGATACCAGTGCGAAAGCTGTGAAGGCGAGATTTACCAAGTGGAGCAATTCAAGCTCCTGCAAACTATTGAAGCCGTTGACCGCAATCCTCTGCCAGAAAACGGCGTCAAGAGCTGGCACTTTTGGGCAGCCTATTCGCTTTGGGTGAAGTGGGATGACATAGTTGTGGAATTCCTGACGGCCAAGGAAGTTGCGGAGACTGGCAACATTGAAATGCTCAAGAGCTTTGTCAAAGAGACGCTTGGCGAGCCGTGGGCATTGGTGGAAGACGCGGCGAATGAGGATGAATTGCGGAAACGTTGCGGGCAATACAAGCGTGGCGAGTATTGGGAGGCCAACGGCCCGCGCCGAGTCTCTCGCATCATCACGGTTGACGTTCAAAAGGACCACCTGCGCTACGTTATTTCAAACATCCGCGAGGGTGGAGAATTGCGCGTTGTAGATTATGGCAGGCTGACAGACTTTGCAGACCTCCGCGCATTGCAGGAGCAGAAAGGCGTTGCCAATCGCGGCGTTTTCATAGACTGCGCGGACGGCAATCGTTCAACCGAAATTCTGCGGGAGTGTATGCGCTGGAACTGGATAGCCATGCAGGGCAGCGCACAGGATTCTTTCGCGCACCTGCTAACGTCCAATGGCAAAACCGTTCAAAGGCCGTTCAAAGTCAAACAGATTGACCCGTTCATTGGCACGAATAAGGGCGCAACGCGGACGGTGACGCGGATTTCGTGGAGCAATAACGCATTCAAGGACCGGCTTTTCCTGTTTGCCTATAAGGGCAAAGGGCCATTGTTTGAATTGCCGTCCGATGTTGGCTCTGACTTCCTGACTGAGTTGCTGGACGAAAGGCGCGAGGCCAAGAAAAGCGAACGCGGGGCGACGCGATATGTCTGGAAGGACACCGGGAACAATCACTTTTCGGACTGCCTGCTCATGGCTTATGTTGCCATGGATGCGACTGCGTTTTCCCGTGGTGTTTTCAATACCGAGGCCAAGGAATACGAGTTGAAGGAATCAAGCCAATCTTAATTTATGAAATCGAAAACTGTTTACGGGGGCCAATGGGTTAAAGTCCAAAACATGATGAACAATCGTTTCGGCGCATTCTCTCCATGCTCTAAATGCGGAAGGCTGGCGTGCGAGCCTGTTTGGTATAGCATAAAAACCAAAGAGGTTAAATGCCTTGGATGCCTCTCCAAGGAATCCCCCTCGCCTTGACTAGCTACCCACGGCGGGCAAAGCCTTCGCCATGCCGTCGGGTATATTTGCGGACTTCACCGAAGCGGAAGTGCTGGCCATTCGTTCGCAGGCGAAAACGCTTGTGACCGAAGGCAAGACGGTTATGTCATGGGGCAGCGGCAACACGAACACCAGCAAACAGTTCACGATGCCGGTGCGGGAGGTGTTGGAGGAATGCCGCTATGCACTTCGCAAATTGAATCCGACGGACTACGGTGCGCTTGTGAACCGCGCATATTGTAACTTCGACAGCTTTAACCCTAACCGCTAATGGCAGCCGCACCCGTCAAGCTTTTGGATGCCTACGGGCGTCCATTCAATCAAGTTGGCAACAAGCTTTATGATGCGGCGCGATGGGACCGCACTCGCCCATACGTCCAAAGCCAAGCGCACGATTATGCCAACATAGCAGGCGCGGGGCATCGGACATTGATGACGCTTGGCCGCTACCTATATGCCAACGTCGCACCGTTACAAAACGCCGTTAATACCATAGCAAATACGGCAATTGGTAACAGCTTCATCGCGCAATTCTACGGAGCGGACAAAGCATGGGGCGAGAAAGCTGAATCACTGCTTTACGAGTGGCACAAGATTTGTGTGTTGAACGGCGGCGTCTATGACTGGCGGGCGATGTTGCAGGTTGCCATCGTATCAATAATCAGGGACGGCGACATTGGCATCTTGCTGACTGAATCGGAACAGTCAGGCTACCCGCAGGTGCAAATCATCCCGGCCCATCGCATCGGCTCGCCATCGGATGAAGGCACCGTTGCGTCAGGTCCGTTCAAGGGCAACGCATTGGTCAACGGCGCAATCTGCAACGAATACGGGCGCACCATTGGCTACCGCGTGTATTCTGCGGACTTTACCAGCTACCAGGAATTCCCGGCGTCCGATTTGGCTCTGTATTACAAGCCAGAGTTCGCGGAACAATGCCGGGGCGCATCGCGCATTGCGTCAGGCATCCGCGATTGGCAGGACCGAAAGCAGGCGTTTGAATTCCTGCGGTTGGCATTGAAGAAAGAGGCTAGCTACGCAGTGGTAGAGCACACCGAGGAGGGAAGCCTTGACCCTGACGCCGATGAAATGCAAAGCGTGGCCGGCTTGAATAGCGGAACGATTTACGAGGAGCGCGTGGACGGCGGGGCAATTCGTGTTTTCAAGAGCGGAAGCAATAGCAAAGTCGAATTCCCGGAAAGCTCGAGGCCGTCGGCAAACACGCAAGCGTTTTGGGAGCGTGTGACGCGGGACGGTTTGCAGGCTATTGGCTGGCCGTATGAATTGACATACGATAGCTCTAAGATTGGCGGCGCGTCTCTGCGAATGATGATGGAGGTTGCGCAGCGCACAATTGAAGACTACCAAGACATGGCCTCCAAGATTGCCACGCGCATTGACGCTTGGCGGTTGGCAAAGGCTATCAAATCCGGTGAGCTTCCCGCAAATGTGGACTGGTGGAAAATCTCGCACCAGACGCCGGAGGAAATGACGGCGGACAAGGGCTACTCCTCGCAAGTGGACCGCGAGGAATACAAGCTTGGCTTTACTACGTTGAAAGACGTTTCTGCGCGGCGCGGAACGTATTACGAGGAAGTGATTGCGCAGCGTCAACGCGAGGCCGGCGACATTGTTAAGGCTGCCAAAAAGATTGCTGCTGAAAACGGCATT